ATAGTATGAAGTGATTAGGCCTGATATGCCAGAGGAAAAACTCATCGAGGGTTGGAGTTCCATCGCCGGTATGTTTAATTGCAGCGTCCGAAAGATGATGCAATACCGGGAGGAACTCCATGCCGGCGGATTTATATTTTATCGCAATTCGGCCCCTCCGCCCAGGCGGGTAGTTTGTGCCTTTCCCAGCTCACTGAAACGCTGGATAGCAATTAAGTCGAGTAAGGGGGAAACCTTCTGAATTTCCCCTTGAATTTTGCAGGCCTATAATTCCCACCCTATAATTCATACCCTGAAATGCCGTCCTATAATTCCATTTGGTACGCTTAGCGCTTATCGGATACGCTTAGCCCTGCCATGGCAGCTACGCTAAAAGAACACCTTGAAAGTATCTCAAATGCGCCCATGGCTGAGTTTTATGACGCGGAAGGGGTCAGCCCCCAGGTCCTCGCGCAAAAAGGAAAAGAACTCTTAGGGGCGCTTACTCCTAAAACTTTTAAGGTCAAAGGCTGGTTTGATAGGACCGTGCCGATGGCTGATGGTTTTCAGGTTATTAAGGGGACCACAGAGGAAACGCTTATCGAGCAATTATTGGCCGATAATGCGATTAGGTTGAAAGCCTGGATAGAGATTTGTAAGCAGCGGGGCCTTTATCCTACAGAGTCAGTCAGTGTGAAACACAGCTTTGACAGTCTTGTGGGTGAAGTAGTGCAGGAAATACTTAGAACCTCAAAGGGTGTGCCTCCCCTCCCATCGGAGGAAAGCGAATGAGTGGCGCAGAGCCAGCGATTGCCTTTGATCCTGACCAAGAAACAGCTTACCGCCAGGAGTTTGAGAAAAAACTCACGAACCGCCGGTGGCGCTTGGATCATCTTTACAAGATCATCAATAAAGACGGCATCGAGATAGATTTTAGAATGAACGTGGTCCAGAAAATCCTTTACCTGGGCCTTTGGTATTTAAACCTTATCCTCAAATCAAGACAGCATGGCATTACAACAGAGGCCTGTATATTATTCCTGGACACCTGTTTGTTTACATCAAACATAAAAGCCGCTATCATCGCCCACAACAAAGAGGACGCGGAGGACTTCTTTCATAGGAACATTAAACACGCATACGATAATCTTCCGCAATCCATCCGCAACGAGATCCGGGCAGATAGATCAAGCGCTCGCGTTCTCCGTTTCTCCAATGGCTCAAGCCTCCGTGTAACCACGTCCGGTCGGTCCGGTACCTATCAGCTTTGCCATGTATCTGAGTATGGCAAGATCTGTGCGAAGTATCCTGAAAAAGCCCGGGAAATCAAAACCGGAACACTCAACGCGGTTCACCCTGGAAACTATGTGATCATCGAGAGTACGGCCGAGGGCCGGGAAGGTGACTTTTATCAAATGACAAAGGTTGCCCAGGCAGCAAGGCAGCTCGGGACCTTCCTTACCAAGATGGATTACAAATTCTTCTTTTTTGCCTGGTATGAAAATGCCTTTAATCGCCTGAACCCCTTCGGCGTTATCTTCCTCGAATATCAGACCAAGTATTTCAATGAGCTAAAGGATAAACACGGAGTCACGTTGGATCTGTGGCAAAAAGCCTGGTACGTCAAAAAATGGAATGTGCAGGGTGATGATATGAAGCGCGAACACCCGTCCACCTGGATAGAGGCGTTTGAGGCCGCTATCATGGGAACATTCTATTCCACGCAATTCATTAGAATCCGGGAACAGGGCAGAATAACAAAGGTCCCTTACACCCCTGGAACCCTGGTCGATACCTGGTGGGATATTGGCATGGATGATACCACGGCCATTTGGTTCAGCCAGGACGTCGGGCGGGAAATACACTTAATTGACTATCATGAGGATTCAGGGGAGGGCCTGGATCATTACAAGCATAATATCCTGGACGAATGGACCAAAACAAAGGGCTACCATTACGGGATTCACGGGGCTCCCCATGACATTAACGTCCGGGAGTGGGGTAATAGCGGAAAGCGCCGGATTGATTCAGCCGCCGGGCTGGGCTTACAATTTGCCATCGCTCCCAAGTTAAGCAAGGAAAGCGGAATTGAGCAGGTCCGCAAGATCCTCGGAATATGTGTATTTGATCAAGTAAACACGACCAAGCGTTATATGAAAAAGGACGTTGGTTTGAACTCTGTGGAGTCTTATCGAAAGGAATGGAATGAGGCCCTGGGCTCTTACAGGACCACGCCCTTGCACGATTGGGCCTCTAATGGTGCCGATGCCTTACGAACCATGGCAACTCTGCATAGATTTAGGGCTACGTTTGAATTGGGCGGAACAAATGTGGCCACAAGTGGCCAAAACAGAAATGCGGACCGGCGCGATCCGGGTGGCTGGACATAATTACAATATCTTGTGGTCGTGGAGCTCCAGGATGGCACAAGATATTGTGGTCTAACGGGCTGCCCACGATACAATATCTTGTGTTTGGAGAAATTACATGGAATTGAAAGTTATTTACAACAAAAAAGGCAAGGTCGATAGCGCTTTAGATAAGAAAATTATAAAGGCTCTGAAACCGCTGGGGTTCAAGTTCTATGCTTCGGGCTGTAATCGACTTAATGGTGAGCGCGATATTGCCTTTGATGATAAAAAGTAAGGGGTTTTAAATGGACGCTCAAGCTGCAACCGCCGCAATTCCCACAAGGCGCGGTGATGGGTTTTTAAGGATAGTCTCAAATTCTGAGATAGACCGGCGGCAGGCGGAAGTTGCGAATAAAGAAGCTGCTCAAAAGCTGCAAGATAAAGCGCCCATCCTCCGGTTGGCTCAATATGTCAGAACTGCATGGCAGGCCTCCAGGAACGCGAAAACTGCGGCTACTGGTGATAATGTCAGTATTGAGACAAGGCTCCTGAGATGTGTGCGGCAGCGAAACGGTACCTATGATCCTGAGCGCAAGGCCTTGATTAACAAGTGGGGCGGATCTGACGTCTACATGATGCTGACAAGTGTCAAGTGCAGGGCCGCTAAAAGCTGGATTCGTGACATTATGATCCCGCCTGGAGAAAAGCCTTGGTCCATTGAACCGACGCCCGTGCCTGACTTACCCGAGGCAGAGGAAGTCGATATTGAACAGCAAGTGACCATGGAGGCCGCCCAGGTCATGATTGACGGTGGCATCCAGTCTGTAACTGCTGAAAACATCGCCGAACGGATACAAGAAATCCGCGGCCGTATGGAAAAGGAGCGGACCGAAAGGGCCAAAGAGGCCACAAATAGGTTCGAGTCACGAATTGAGGATGATCTTGTCGAGGGCGGTTATTACACGGCATTATCTGACTTCATCGATGATCTTGTGACCTTTCCCACGGCCTTTTTCAAGGGGCCTATTATCAGGCGCAAGAAAAAGCTGGTTTGGACTGAGGACCAAAGCGGTCAATGGGTACCGGCAGTTGAATACAAGTACATTCGCCAGTATGGCCGTGTGGCTGGATTTGATATGTACCCTTCCCCTGGGGCCAAGAATATACAGGACGGCTACCTGTGTGAACGGCACAGGCTTAGACGGTCGGATTTAGTGGCCATGATAGGTGTCCCGGGGTTTGATGAAAAGTCAATCCGGGCTGCCCTCGACGATTACGGAACTGGTGGCCTGCGGGAATGGCTCACAGTGGATCAGGAACGGGCGAACGTCGAGAATCGGCCTAATGAGTTTGATGATCCTGACCCTCCGATCGATGCCGTCGAGTTTTGGGGCTTCGCGCAAGGAAAAACTCTCCTTGAATGGGGTATGTCAAAGAATCAGGTCCCTGACGCTTCCCTTGATTATCAGGTAAACGCCTGGTTAATTGGCCAGTATATTGTCATGGCCCGCCTTAATCCTCACCCGCTGGGGCATCGGCCATATTACGCCGCTTCTTTTGAGGCAGTTAATGATTCAGTTTGGGGTAAAGCGCCGCCTGAGCTTATGCGGGACGTGCAAAGGATCTGTAATGCCATAGCCAGGGCGCTCATCAATAACCTTGGAATTGCATCTGGGCCTCAAGTCGAGGTTATGATGGACCGGATGCAGCCTGGTGAGGACGTTGAGTCGATGTGGCCATGGAAAATCTGGAAAACAAAAAGCGATTCAACAGGTACCGGCAAGTTTGCAATTAATTTCTTTCAACCAGATCCAATGTCAGACCTGCTCATGAAAGTCTATGAGTATTTCTTTCAACAGGCTTCTGAGCAAAGCGGTATCCCTGCATATATTTATGGCAGTCAAGAGATTGGGGGCGCGGGAAAGACGGCCTCCGGCCTCTCTATGCTTATGAACGCGGCATCAAAAACCCTTAAGAACGTGGTTAGTCAGGTCGACGAAAATATTATCAAGCCTTCGATCTATGAGCATTGGCTCCATTTGATGCTTTACGACGACGATATTATGAAAGTGGGTGACATTAACATTGTGGCCAGGGCCTCCGAATACCTGATTATCCAGGAACAATTACAGATCAGGCGCATGGAGTTCATGGATAAAACCAATAACCCTGTTGACCTTTCCATTATGGGCGAATCAGGCAGGGCAACGATTCTTAGGGAAACAAGCAAAACCCTCAAACTACCCGAGGAAATAATCCCGACGAAAGAGGATATGGAGCGACGTCAACAAATGATGCGGGAAGGGGGACCCATGATGGTACCGGCTGGGGGAGTTGCGCCAGGTCAAGAGGGTATGGCCATACCTGACGCTGCGGTTATCAATGCAGCGGGTGGCAGGCCTAATGAGGGGGCAACCATGGGACCGCCACGGGCTCCAATGGCACCGAGGCCGACAATGCAATGAAATGGCTTACCGTCCCCACAGATCCGCGCCGGCTCATGTCCATAGCCAGGCTGCAAAGCAATACCGACTTTCGGACCGGTTTTCGTGAATTGTTTGTTGATTTTAGATTGGAACTCGCATTGAAAAGCGCAACGATTAAAGATGAAGTGGAATACCGGCAGAATCAAGGCCGTTTGCAGACCGTTATCGATCTGCTCGTTTTATGTGAGAAAGCCCATGGCTGGGCATTATCGGCACAAGCCAAACAAAAAAACCCTTAACAGGAGGAATTTAACATGGAAGACCAACGTTTTAGTATTGTTAGAGCAAACAGTCTATATCTTGGACCCAGGCGCGGTCGCTTGGGGACGCTCGTTCAAGAAAAGAACCTTTTTCAAAGGTACACCCTCGAGAAATTCGAGAGTGATCCGGTTTGCACTAAAAAGGCGGGGGGTGTCCCTGCGGGTGTCACGGGAGAAGAAGACGTTATGTGCCTGGGTAACAATGTATTCGAGTATCATATCCTGGGCACTGGTCAGACAATAAAAGCCCCTGTGCTTGTCGCAACGGGCCTGTCTGTAACCCTCGATGAAACTGATGATTTTGGTTGTGAGGTCAGCCAGGGTATCTTGGCCAGGTCGAAACAGGCGTTTGTTATCGGGACGGACGAATTTTTCCTTAAGTGTAAGTTCTCAATTGCCGATATTTCCGGGACTGACGATTGCGCTGTGGGGTTCAGAAAGGCTTTTGCTTACAATGCTGCCATTGACTCGTATACCGATTTCTCTGTCTTAAATGTGATATCCGGTGCCATTAACATCGAGACCAATCTTAATAACGCTGGCACTGTTACAACCGATACAACCGATGCCTGGGGCGATGGTGAAACCCATACCCTTGAGATCTATGTCAATAAGGCCGGCGTGGTTACATATAAGATTGACGGCGTGGCTCCAACTGTTGTCGCGGCCTTTACCTTTGACGATGCTGAGGTCGTTATCCCGTTTTTCCATTTTCTCCATGCCACCACAACTCCGGGTGCCATTATCTTGCAGGAATGGGAGTGCGGCCTTCAGTAGAAAAATGACTGAGGAAAGCGAAGCCATTATCCGGGCATTGATCCGGGGGCTTAAGTTCACATTAGCTCTTTTGGAAAAACTATTAAAAAGGGGGTAGTTTAATCCATGGAACAGGTTGAACCTATTCGAACCACGGAGGAAGTGATTTTGCCGCCAGGTCGCCAGGACCCCAGGTGGGATCCCGAGAAAGCGACAAAGCGCAAGGTCCGCGTGATTAAGGTCCCATACGATCAGGACCCTATGAAGGAAAAGACCATTTTCGAATATCAGGGCTTCGTTTACATCTGTTATTCGAAAAAAACGCGCGGCAGGTCCATGATCCGCTGCCTGGGGCTGGCAGAGGTTGAGGGGCCGCCTAAAAAAAAGCAGACACCTTTCGAGTCCGGCAAGCTCCTGGATAATGTCAAGAATGGCCTCGATGCTGATGCCATGGGCGATGCCATAAAAGAGGCGATTGACGATGAAACAGTGCAGCAAGTCATAAAGGAGGCGGTATCTGATGGCGAAAGTCGTGGACCTGACCAAACACCTGACCCTTGACGAAATCAGGGAAAGGGACATTGACAATCAGGCGCTCGTTTGGAAAACCTGCAAGCCCGTGTTATTTCAGTCTCCTGCTCAATGCAAGTTTTGGATCGGTGAGACCCTCCGCAAGATCCTCGCAAAGCTGGGGGTGAGCCTGGTCCTTAAAGTGACCGGAAATGCAAAGGCTGATAAGGCCCAGCATGAATTGGCTGCCAAGCGTGTTGACAGGCAGATGAAAGAGCGGGGTGTTAAGGTAGAAAGCAGGCAGTATGATGGTGAGCAATTCACAAGATCAGGGATTTATGTGTATTACGAGAATGAGATTGCTTATTTCATATCCCATCCAATGTACTCCAGGAAGCGGGAGGGTAGGTTGATCCTGCCCGTTAATGATGGCGGAGTGAGCCAGTTGTTTTGTATGACTAATTGGAAGGAGTGACAAATGTCTCCAATTATAAATTACGAAAAGGATATAAAGGGAATGTTTTCTGCTGTATCTGGGGATAATAAGCAGAAAATAATGGAGATAGTAGCAAATTTCCATATTAGAAACGGTGTACATAATCCTGATTCCAGCCTTGGAGAAATCAAAATAACTCCAGGCCAATTTAATGACTGCTTGGCGTATATGATTGGAGAAATATAATAACTGGAAAGAATGATGGAAGTCGTAAACGTTAACAGGATTCAGGTTAAAGCTACTCCTGATGAATTAAGAAAACTTGCCGATCAGTTAGAAAAATGGTGGGAAAAAGATTCTAAAACGTCTCCGCCCTCAACTACTTATACAAGTATAATAGGGGATAATGCCCGTGTTGATTTTTTTATTGATGTTGAGAAAATGAAACCTTAACCCTTTAACCACATAGCGGCCCTGGACTTCTCCGAAAGGAAACACCCAGGGCTTAGCCAGTAACGTCTTTATTGACCTCACTGGATGAAAAACCCGGAATATCCGGGAACTTTTCAACCAGTGGGGTTTTTTTTATTAACGGCATACCATGAACACCGCGTAACGGCGACTCATGGTGCCATAACCGCGAACACCGCGTAAAGGCGACTCGCAAAAAAGGAGAAAGTGAAAATGGCTGTACCCGATGCAATAAAAAAACAGGCGGATAAAGCGGAAGCGTTACAGCAACAATTAGCCAGTGCGACGCCCGTGGACCTTGTTTCAGACAAGCCACAGGTACTCAATGTAAACCCTGACACTGAGTTTGTCAGTGCGGAGCCAGGTGAAGTCCCAGGGCAGATTGCAAAGCCCTTGGAAACACCGGCGCAACCTCAACTGCAAGATGGCGATACATGGGAACATAAATACAGTGTTCTGCAAGGCAAGTATAACAGCGACTTGACCGAGCTGCGGGAACAGCTTGAATCACAGGCTGGGACAATAGCTAATCTCAATTCGCTGATTGTGTCTATGAACAGTAGCTCCCCTGCGCCAGTGGCAGAGCCTTCCCAACAGGAAGTGCGGCCCCAGGACGGGCAAAAGGTTGTAGATCCCGAGGACTTTAGCGGTTACGGAGCTGAAATGATTGAACTGGTAACCCTGGTTCAAAAGCAGGCAACCGAACTCGCTATGTTAAAGGGTGAAACTAACAAGATAGCCGAAAAGCAGGTCAAGTCAGATGCCGATGTTTATTACGACGCGCTCGATGATGCCGTAAAGGATTGGCGGACACTCAATAAGAACCCTGAGTTCTTAAAGTGGTTGACTGAGCCTGACGGCCTTTCATCTACTCGCCGCCAGGATAACATGACCGCCGCGCACATGGCTTTGGACGCAAAAGGCGTCGCTCAATACTTCCTTGCCTTTAAAGCAAACGGGAATCAACCACCTAACCCTGAAACTCCAAGTCCTTCACCTATCCCAAATGTAGTGCAACCGAACCTTTTGAGCCAGGTTGTACCGTTTGACACAGGCGTAAAGACCGAAATCACACAACCGGAAGGTGTTCAGCCAGTGATAGTGACACGGGTTCAATTCAATAAGGCCGTGGCTGCTAAGGTGCAAGGCAAGATCACTGACGAACAGTTTAAGGTTATTTCAGATAACTTTCAGCGCTCCATAGCGGCTGGACAGGTCTAAACCTTTTGCCTCTCCGACGTCGGCTATGTAGCAGGGAGGATTTAATATGGCTGTTGATGCAGCAAGCGGAACTCCGCAATATAGTGGAACCTTCATCCCGGAGATATGGTCAGGGAAGTTGCTCATTAAGTTTTATGCAGCAACCGTCCTCGCCGCTATCTCCAATACGGATTATGAAGGTGAGATCAAAGACGTTGGGGACAAAGTAATAATCAGGACCGTGCCTGATATTGAGATTAACGATTATTCAAAGAATATGTCGCTCAAGATTCAGCGCCCGGAGGCCCCAAACAAGGAACTCGTTATAGATAAAGCGAAGTATTTCAATTTTATCTGTGACGATATTGACAAACATCAAAGCGACATTCCCCTTATGAATAGCTGGTCCGATGATGCTGGGGAACAGATGAAAATTACCATTGATACCGGTGCCCTGGGGGACATTTACGCGGACGCCGATACATACAACAAGGGGGCAATCGCTGGAAAGATCTCCGGTGACATTGACCTGGGCTCTGTTGGTGCGCCGTTGGCCATTACAAAGGCGAATATCCTGGACTTTATTGTTGACTGCGGAACCGTGTTGACAGAACAGAACGTCCCGGATAATTCCCGCTGGATGGTTTTCGCTGCCTGGATGGTTGGTAAGATCAAAAAGTCTGACCTGAAAGACGCCTCCCTTACCGGGGACGGTCAATCTATCCTGAGGAACGGTCGAATCGGCATGATTGACGAATTCACGATTTACAAGTCTAACCTTTTAACCTCCGTTACGGATTCTTCTTCATATACGGCCTTTCATGCCATGGCAGGCCAGATCAAGGGCCTGTCATTCGCGGCTCAAATGACGAAAATGGAATCCCTCCGCTCTGAGAGTACCTTTGGTACCCTGGTTCGAGGGCTGAATGTGTACGGTTACGAGGTCCTCAAGACTGAGTGTTTGTGTGACCTTTATGTCCGAAACGGTGGGGACGGATAAAACCGTCCCGGGGCGGTGGGAGGATGGTTTCACCTCCTTTCCGTCCTCTTACCGTCCCAAACTTTTAACCCATAGGAGGATATTTTATGGCAACTTTTTCATACAAAAGCATAGGTCATGGGATGCCTTACGGGGCTCCCCATGACGTTGCGTTCGCAAAGAGGGTTGACATTCCCTCTTTGATTGCTAATCAACCGCTCGATGCTGTCCTGCCTGCAACCGGGTTCGCGGTGAATGACATTCTGCGCGTCTTTGAGGTGCCCGCTGGTTTTCTGCTCAAACACCTTGGGGTTCGTGTGGTAACGGCAGAGGGGGCCGCTTGTACCGGCGACTTTGGAAATGCGTCCGCCACGGCAACTCACCTTTTGGCCACGTCCGCTGCTGGTTACATGGGAACCTGTGACCTTAATTCGGCTGTGGTTCAAACCGTGTTGGTCACGGATCTCCACTTAGGCGGAGACATTTACGAGGGTGTGGTATTCGTCAAGGACGATTACATTGAGCTAACCTTTAACCATGCGGATACTGCCGTGGCTGTTTTCGACGTATGGGCGGCTGGTTGGAAAGTGTTCTAATTGGTTTTTATCAATTAGAAATTGATTTTTATAAACTTTTCCCTGGGCCTGCTACGGTGGGCCTGGGGACTTCCGAAAAGGGGGGAATAGCAATGACAAGATATTTGAGACAACTCAAGACAGGTGCGATTTACATTATGACGGACATATTGGCCAAGCGGCGCGATATGGTGCCTTACGATGCTGAACAGGCAAAGAATAGGATAGCGGCAATCAAGCAAATGCTTGTGAACCGTCAACCTAATCCTGAGGACTTCGATGCTTCGGCGGAGGAAGCGGCTTTGGTTAAGGCAAGTGCCATGGAGCTGGCAGGATTAGAGGCAAAACTCGAAAACGTGGAAAAGGCGGAGGAAAAGGCAATCGAGGAAGCGGCTTTACCTGATGATGCTAAGAAACTTAACGATCAAGAGCCCATCACGAACGAACAGGCTGCGGAACAGCTCAAGCAGGATATGCTTAACGATGATCCTAAGTATCAAAAAGCCCTTAGCCTTAAATCCAGGAACGAAGTTGAGGAATATATGCTCCTGGAATTCGGACAGGAAATTGAAATATCACGACCTTTCAAGGACCTGAAAGCCTATGCCCTTGAGAAAACGGTAAATCGTATCTTAGAGGGGTAAGATGGCAGATATTACAATCAAGCATTTGTTGGATCAGGTCTTAGAGCTGGTCCAGGACGTTGCCAGGGATCAATTCGACTACCCTGACCTAATCAACTGGTATAATTTTGGCCAGCGGCTTCTTGTGGCTTACCTGCCCGACGCAAATGCTGTGATTGATGTTATGAAGCTGGCATCCGGTGCAAGGCAATCCCTTCCGGTCCGGTCTTTAGGCCTGATTAATGTTCATCGAAATATGGGAACGGATGGGCTAACCCCTGGGACTGCAATTATTCGGAGTAGTGTCGAGGCCATAAAGGCTTTTGACCTGGGCTGGTCAAGTGCTACGCCGGCGGCGGTGATCATAAATTTCATGCAGGACCCTGTTGACAAGACGAATTTTTATAATTATCCGCCTTCTGATGGTACCGGGTACGTCGAAATTGAGTTCGGCCAGGTCCCGCCCATCGCCGTTTATGATGCAGGCGCGGTATGGGAAAACCTGATGGTCGGAATTCATGAGAAGTATGTTGATAGCCTGCTCAATTATATCCTTCATCGATCTTATGACAAGGACACTGACTTCCCGGGCAACCTGGAGAGGTCCGGTTTTCATCTGGACCTGTTTTATTCCAGTGCTGGATTACAGAACCCTGGGAAACAACAAACACAACCACAAGGAGCAAGATAATGGCAATAAGACAACGATCAACAAGGGGTGTCAAGGTTGGTGGCAGGGCTGCAAGGTCCCTGGGTAATCAGCTTGCAGCTAATAAAAAGAAAAAAGAGGGCGGCGCATTTTCAGTCTTTAGCGCGGCTGATAATATCAAATACCGGAAGTATCAGAACAGGATGGCCATGGAGGGCGGTAAGTCACAACCTCTTTCAAAGGAACAGTGGTCAAAGACCGGAAAGCCTAAATAACTAAACCTTTTTCTTTGAGGTATATAAGCCATGGCCACGCTCTTAACGGCCTGGACCCCTGAAATACTAACACAGGTGGTTGGGGTGCCAGCGCCAGGTATTAAGTTTGCCGTCCGAAAGGCGGCAATTAAGTTTTGTGAGGAAACCCTCCTTTGGACCACGACCCTCGATAGGATTAGCATTGTCGCGGATATAGGCACTTATGACTTAGCCCTTCCCGTTTCACAGGATGGGGAAATCATAAATATTGACAATGTTAAGTTTAAAGAGAACGGCAAAGCCGACGATCAATTCAGGCGTTTAGATCCTATCTCCGAAACACAGCAAGACCTAATCGATAGCGGCTCCTGGTCTTTCCTTAAATCTCCAAATCCAAACAATTATTATTCAGACTTCTTGAATAAGCAGCTCAACTTTTATCAAATCCCGTCCGCGGCCAGTGTCGAGGGCCTCCTTGTTAAGGTGAATGTACGGCCTGACATTGATTGTGAGGATCTCCCGGACTTCCTATACAAGGATTACCTTGAAAGATCAAGCATGGTGCCCTTGAATTCCTTTTCGGTTCAAAGGCGATGCCCTGGT